AAGCTGTGCAGCTTGTTGGGACTCAAGCGGCAGGCTATCCATAACTGGAGGCGAGCCGGTCGGATCCCTCTCAACCGTGCGGTGGAGATCGAGCGACTGACAGGTGGGCGGGTGACGTTGGCAATGTTGAGGCCGGACTATGACCTTAACAGCCCGAAGTAAAGCGCTGCTTGTAGAGCAAGGCTATCAAGTGGCTCTAGTTGAGCATTACAACTCGTTCACCAAGCGCAAGCATGACTTGTGGGGCTGTATCGATCTGCTGGCAATCGGTCACGGCGAGACAGTAGCGATCCAGGTGACTAGCAAGTCGAACCTATCTGCTCGTCGGCACAAGATCGAAGAAGCCGAGGCTTACCCTGAGATGCTGCGTTCAGGGTGGCGGGTGGTGCTACATGGGTGGTTTAAGGAAGGCAACAGGTGGCAACTGAAAGAGGTTGAACTGTGATCTACACACTAGCTAACGACAACGCCCGAAAACGCGCATTGCAAGCCGTATCAGCCGCTAAACCGGGTTGGGTGGTATCTATCCAGCCACCCAACAGAACAAGCGCCCAGAACTCGTTCTACTGGGCCACGCTAACAGCGATCAGCGAGCAGATCAAACCGCAGGGTAAGGAGCACTCGCCCGATATTTGGCACAGCTACTTCAAGGCTCGCTATCTACCTGGGAGGGTTGTAGAGCTTCCGAACGGTCAGATTGTCGAGCAGGAGCCTACGACTACCGGTCTGACAAAGGGTCAGTTTTCAGACTACGTTGAAAAGGTGTTTGCATGGGCGACGAATCACGGGTTGATGATGACGGACGAAATGTCTGTTTTGCGTGTGGACGCAGACACGACAACGCACGACTCATCAGCCTCCCTACTGGCACCGTAGGTCTACAGTCGAGAGAGTACGCGCTCTATTGCGAGGCTCAGACGGTTTTACGCTGGCCGCTTAGGAAACGCAGGGAGCATCTGGAGCAGGTAGAGAAGGCCAGAGGGATGCCAGCTAGGCGAGAATTAGAGGAGGAGATGAAGCGATGTTTCGCAGCAAAGCGTGGTTGAAAGCCGTTGCCTCTCTATCCTGCCAGCGATGTGGTCTGGACGGTCAGACACAAGCTGCACATGCCAACTGGGGTGCGTACGGTAAGGGCATGGGGATGAAGGCGCACGATTGCTTTACCGCAGCACTCTGTCAGCACTGCCACTTTGCCATCGACCAAGGGGCGAAGATGTCAGGAGAGGAGCGTAGAGAAGCCTGGGAAGATGCGTTTCGCAAGACGTTGGTTGCGCTATGCGAGGCTGGCAGGTTCAGTGTCAAGTAGTGCGGGGAAAAGGTTCTATAGCAGGTGTTTTCCACACAAGGAGGTCGAGATGAAGAAGATTGCAGTAGGTTTGTTGTTCTCACTTGTTGCCAGTGTTGCTTACGCTGCTTGCAGCACACACACATACACAATCAACGGCAGGATGGTGACTTGCACTACCTGTTGTTTCGGAGGGAATTGCAATACCAATTGTTTCTAGCAGGGTTGCCTGTAAGGTTGGTGTAAGGCTTTACAGGCAAACTTTGTTTTCGTATGATCGTTCTGCGCCGTGAGAAGCGCATAGCAGGTCAGCGGAACAGTCTTTATCGGGCTGGTCTATCTGACCGTTTCTAACCCGTCCTGGGTGCGACCTGCCGGAATTCTCACCGGATAGGCCAGCACCGATGGAGATTGTTCGTGCATTACTACCATCACCACATCGGTGATTTCGTCAAGGCGACCGCTAGGCTGACAGATGCTCAGTCGATGGCGTATCTGCGTTTGATCTGGATGTACTACGACCGTGAGCGTCCACTTCCAGATGACATAGAAGCCCTCGCTTTCCAGCTTGGGACTGACGAAAAAACCGTTCACCTTATCCTTGTATCGTTCTTCAGGCTCGAAGATGGGCGCTGGCACCACACCCGCTGCGACGCTGAAATCAAGGAGTACAAGGAGCTAATCAACAAAAGAAGCAAGGCCGGCAAAGCATCTGCTGAACACAGGATCAACACAAGTTCAACACCTGTTGAGCAAGTGTCCAACACACAGCCAACAGATGTTCAACTAACCAATAACCAAGAACCAGTAACCAGTAACCATATAAAAGAAAAGCAACCGCGCTCAACGCGCTTTGATCTTCAGGAGATGCCGGACGAGTGGGAGCAATGGTGTCGCAAGAAGCGTCCAGAGCTAAACCCGCGTGAGACGTTCGATGCGTTCCGCGACTATTGGATCGCGCAGCCTGGAAGCAAGGGGTTGAAGGCCGATTGGCTGGCGACGTGGCGCAACTGGGTTCGCAACACTAGGGTTTCCACCAATACACAGCAAGCTAAAAATGACCGAAAGTCTGAACTGATTTACGGGACTGGGAGCGGTCAAGATGACTTTATCGACATGGAGTATGCCAATGCCATCCCGCTTTCCATACGCTGAACGCATGATGCTTCACTTTTCGGTGATGTACGGAAACCAGAAGGTGAAAGCGATGTACATGGAGGACGACAACGGCATCATGGCTGCGAACGAAGCGTGGGAGACGTTTCTCCGCAAGACAAAGCCTGAAGTTATCCGCAAGGTTATCGACAACCTGCCGAGCCTTGGGCGCGATTGGCCTCCCAGTTTGTCGGAGTTTATGGGGATGTGCCGCGACTTTGATCGTGTCGAGCAGCGTCAAACCGTGTCGTTGCCAGCGCCGAAGCACGTTACCGATGAAGGCAAAGCGATTCTTAAACAGATGAAAGAGATGCTAGAGAGCAAAAAAGTGAGGTTGTGATGTCTGCTTGCACGAGTTGTGGGGGATGGAACTCGAAGGTCAAAGAAAGTCGGAAAGACACAAGATTTGGATACAAATGGCGACTGCGAGATTGTTCTGATTGTGGTCATAGGTGGAGCACATACGAGGTTCCTGTTGACTTGCTAGAGGTCGATGGTGGCAACGAAAACGGGAAGTTAGAGCGATGAAACCGGATGCAGGTTTCGTCGCAGAACAGGCAAACAGGATGAAGGAAATCATTCAGAACAGAGCAGCACTCAACAGGGATGACCTGGAATACGTTGTCGAGCGTGTTGCAAAGCTGAAAGACGAGCGACTACAGCAATGTTTTGCCGAGCTAATCGGTTGGGGAGACGACGAGCGTGCAGAGTTGGAGACGTTTATCGCTGTTGCAATCGAGGTGATGAAGCGAACCAACGTATCGAAACTACGCGAATGCGCTCGGATCGTTGAGTTGCGATTCCTGGCGGGAGAGTTGAAGTGAGTCCGTCTGAGATTGTCGATGAGCTAGAGGATGACTTGCGAGTCATTGCGATCAACCTCAGTCACCAAGCAGGTTTGTCTGACTGTAGGAGGAAAGTATTCCTGAGGCACGTTAACAAGTATGTGCAAGACCTGAGTATCGTTTTTGCACAGGACGAGTGTAAGTGTAGGAAGTGGCTAATACGAGACAAGTGGCGTGGATCACCTAGCCATGCAAAACGGATCGAGATTTTACGAATCAATCTAGGAGCGAAATAACATGAACCGAGACGACATTATCCGCATGGCTCGGGAGGTTGGACTGTTGCGAAGTGGAGATGGATGGACAGAGCCTCACCGCTGGGGAATTACCGAAATTGAACGCTTTGCCGCCCTTGTCGCCGCAGCCGAACTCAATCGATGTGTGCTGATCCTAGAGCGCCTGCACGAGCGGTCTGGCGGTCAGCACAATCAGTATCTGTACGCAGCCAAAGTGCTGAAGGGGGAGATATGAGCAATTACTTTTGGCCCCGCACAGCCGTTCAGATCACCAGCACTGTTTTACTGGTTCAAGTCGTCGGAGAAGTCTTGGGGTATCGTAAACCGGGATTTGAGTGGGTGCTTCCCGCTACTAGCGGTTTGTTCGCGGTCGCCTGTTTGTGGGCCTTAAGCGCGGTTGTACGGAACGCTTTGGCAAAAGCACGAGGTGAGAAATGACCGAGGCTTTCTTTATCGGCTGGGCCGTTGGCATCGTGCTTGGCTATGTGATCTGGGCACCGGAGACGCGGTTCAAGAAGAACTTTGTTGACGGTCTGACGTTGCGGTTTTTGTGGAGGCGGAGATGAGCATCGAGACGATGAAGATGGCACTGGAAGTGTTGGAGCAAATCAACCAACTTAGCATTGGCAAGAACGCTATCGCTTTGCCGGGAGAGATCGACGCAGCGATGGACAACCTCCGCGCTGCTATCGATCAGACTGCGGAGCCGGTGGCTTGGATGTATGACTTTATGTCAGACAACAGAGACGAAGTGATCCGGGACTGGATGACTCAAGACTATGCTGACATCACGCGAGAGAACGGTTTCAACGTGCGGCCGCTCTACACCGGACTACGCCAAGAGCAGCCACTCAAGATCGACCCTGCTGGGTGCCATATCC